GTGGTGGAAAATAAACGCCACTCATCAACACACTTATGACCACATCATTCAGGTTATCTTTGGTCTTTTCCTTTTTATACTTTGCAATAATAGCATCGTTCTTCTCTTTAAGTTGTTCTGGTTCAAGCATTTTCTCTTTTCTCTCTGGGCTCATTACCTTCTTTTTATAATCGTCATTCACAATCTTGATATCCTTTGACATTTGCTCACCATACTTTGGGTTACCAGTTAGAACAAAAAGTCCTGACAGAGCTGTCTTACGCGACTGTGCCATCGGATTTTCAGAAATATGTTTCAGGATTATATCCGTCTTGTCAAAACTTTTCATATCCTGTGGTAATTCCGTCTTCTTAATTAGGCTAAAGAGAATTGAAGTATAAGTCTTCAAAGTGGAAGGGGTTAGGTTCCGTTTATCCAAAAGGTGCTTTTTAATGTCGTCTCTAAATTCGCTCATTTTATATATTACCAAAACATTTTAATTTAATTAGATTTAACTAAATATAACTAAATACTGGTAACTCCTAAAATCTCTAATCGTAATTCGTCTCTTGTTTTCTTTTTACCAGTCGGTCTTACAATTGGTATACCTCTATCCTTAGCTGTTTGTTGTAACTCGCCTAATGTTTTGTAATTACTTTTTTTCTCTTTGGCTTCTGGGAATGATATTTCTGGTAATTCTTTTATTGTTTCTAATTGTATTTTTTGTTTTGGAATTTTAGCAATTTCGGTATCAAGTCTACGTTCAAGACTTTCTGTACTTTTTTTCTTTCGGGTCTTTGGTGGCTTTCTAATTATTATTATATCTTCACTTTCACTTTCAATACTTTTTTTTGCTTCGCTTAAAACTGGTCTTTTCTTTGGTGGCTTTGTTCCTTTTGTTGCAACATCACTTGCTACATCACTTTCACTTTCAATACTTTTTGCTGCTGGTCTTTTCTTTGGTGGCTTTGTTCCTATTGTTGCTACATCACTTGCTATATCTTCTGCTACTGGAACATCTCTCGCTATGCTTCCACTATCACTAAAAATACTGTAGGGGTCGTCCATTTTTACTTCAGGCTTTTTAAGAACAACTACCTCTTTGGGTTCAGCGATAATTGGTTGCTGTTTAATTGATGATTTTTCGCTTGGTGCATTAAATCCACCCATAGATGAAATGCTTTCGGGTATACTTCTCTCGCTTGGTGCAACAGAAGCTGGAGAACTTGGGGGAGCCTTTGGCTTTTTCTTTTTAAATATAAAATCTGCAATTGACTGTGATGTAATACCTGTATCTTTTGATATTTCATTAAAAAGAGTTGAAATGCTTTTATCATCAGATGCCTTCATTTCACTACGAGCAGGAGGAGTTGGTAATAAAAACCTACCGCTTGATGCTTCACTTTTATCTATGGTCAAGGGTGGTTTCGTAGATATGATTGACGTGGGCGGTGGTGGTGCAGGTCTGGGCATCACAATAGGTCTATCGTCTGGTATGACTGGCTTAATCGGAACAATAATAGGTTCAGGAGATGAAACTGGCTGTACTGTTGGAACAGATACGTTTTCATCACCAATAACCCTAGCACTCTCGTTAGCAAATACTGGTAACACAACTGGCTCACTAATACTGATTGGTGTTCCTAAACTTGGGGCAGATGGAGTAGGATTAAAACCACCTGATGATTGTACTGGAGATGGGTTAAAAAAAGGCTGTGGAATAGGAACTGAACCGCTCATAGAAATAATGGGCTGAACACTAATCTGCGCGGGTAGTTGAGACTGTATTGCCTTCCTTTGAGGTGCACGGCGTTTGACTTGACGCTTGGCTTTTTCTGGATTTACATTTACGACTATACGCTGGTCCTGCGATTGCTTTTGCAAAGTGGTAGCAGATGGCTTAGCAACTGGCTTCTTTGGCTTCTTTGGAACTGACTTCTTTAGAACGGGCTTCTTTGACTTCTTTGGAGGCATTTATATTGTAGGTTTATTTTATTTTTTCAACCTTTTAAAGGTTGAGCCAATTTAAGTTACTTTTGCTACACTTTTTTAAAAGTGTATATTAAATGGATTTACCAGACGGCTTTAAAGACTTACTTGCTAAACAGGGGCTTTTAGCCGAAATTTATAACCGACGAAAACGTGAATACAAATTAAAAAAAGACCGTGATGCGAGGGCAAGAATGAAAGCCTCAAGACAAATTAAAATGGCTTCCATTATTCCAGCCACGTAATGTCTCTTTCTAAATTCATTTTCCAACAATAATAAAAGCAATCAAAATTACAGGCGTTCTTCCAGCCCTCTGGCGTTAGTCCATTCACTTTTTTTTGAAAATGAATTCTTTTCCGTGGAATAATGATCTGAATTTTATCCTCTGTATCGCCAAATAATTTCCGAAAATATTGTGTGTTGATTTTTGATGAAGGAAAAATAACTATAAAGGGCTTACCCAGCGATTTTAATCTGGTTAACACTTCTGATGATTGAGAGAAAGGCGGATTACTAATTATAATTTCACCTAAATCGTTTTCAAAGAAATCAACTGGTTCGTGTATGACATTAAATCCCAGTTCTCTCAAGTCTCGTCCGCTTTGACCATCGCCATAAAAGGCTTCCCATATTACTTTCTCTTTTGGAATAAAATTCTGTATCGCTTCCCAAGCCGTTTTGGGTGTCATATAATCGTCGTGTTTTAAAAATGTTTTTGTGTGAAAACCAGCCATAGTATAGTATAAGCACATATTTTATTGGGACAGACTTGCAACAATAAGAATACGAAAAATAGAAAAGATTTCTTGAAACTATTTTGCAACCCCAAAGTGCCAAGTGCCAGGTGCCGACCGATGGTAGTTGGTAAAAGCTCCTATACGAAAGTTTGTCAGAATGTTTTTCTATTTTTCGTATTTATCGTTAAGCAACTCCTTTCCTTGATTTTGGGTGTCTCCTAAGGATTAATGTTATTTAGGAAATCAATATAAAGAAATCTTTATAATATATATAGATATAAAATGGAAGACATTACCGAACCCGAAGAGCCGAAATCTCGTGCGTACATTCGTGAATGGAAGCGAAAGAATTACCAGAAAAATGGTGAGACGATGAAGGCAACCCAACGCGCCTATTATTATAAATACAAGAACGGAATGAGCGACGAGGATATGCACAGATACAAGGCTTTGTTGCCTCTCGTGTCAAAGGTATCAAAAGGGTTGGAAGACCTTAAAAAAGCCAACCCAGAATTCTTTCAAGAAATCCTTCAAAAATATATTAATGTTTAGGAATATTTCTTATTATTTTCCCCCATTTCCGAAAATAATAAAAAATTGATTGCTTCCCCCAGCCAATTCCCCAAAGACATAAACCCCATATCCCTTAAGATATTCCATAAAATTGAATTACTTTAGGCAATTATTTTATATTAAAAAACGATATAAAGAATTATCTTTATAATATATATAATATAAAATGGCAACCCAACCACTCCCGCTTACTCTTGCAAAACGCTGTTCTGTCTTGGACGGAATGATAATGATTGAATACGTGCCTGTTGAAAGGATTAAGGCGCTTCTCACAAGCAATCTGTTACTCTCTTCTTGGAGTGAAGATTACAACTGGGACGCTCACCCACTCTTCAACGAATGGTATCCAAATGAAAAAGAAATGATTAATAAATATTTACAAAACTACAATAAAAATCTTGGAGGTATAAGCGTGAAATATGGTAAACCAAAGCACAAATGGGGTCGTTCGTTCCCCTACAAATCACTTGGATTGTCGTGTATCCGTAAAGTCGTTCGCAATTCCTTGATTGACGGCATATATTACGATTGTGATCTAAAAAACGCTCAACCTGAAATCATCAGAAACTTGTGTGAAAGTAATAATATTCCTTGTCCTATTATCAAACAATATTGTTCTAACCGAGTAAGCCTTCTTCTTCAAGTCCAAGAGCATTACGGAGTAAGCAGAGATGTAGCAAAGGGCTTGTTTATTCGGCTCTGCTTCTTTGGTTCGTTTGTGGGTTGGTGCATAGAAAACAAAATTACGGATAAGCCCCCTTTGGAGTTCATCACACTTTTTGAAAGGGAACTCCGAGATGTTGCTAACATAGCAAAAAAGGAAAACCCTGCTCTTTACGAAACTGCAAGGAAGAAGAAGGAGGACAAGGGCGAAGCAAAAGAAAACAAGGTGCTTGGTTCCTTCTTCGCTTTATACAATCAGGAATACGAAAGCAGAATTGTTGAGGCGGTCCTGTGTCATTTAATTAATCAAACCGATTTAATGAAACTGGAGGGAACAAATACTGCTACTGGTTCTTACGAGTATGACGGACTAAAAATATTAAAAAAAAATGTGGATATGTACGAAGGCGGTTTAGAGGCTGTGTTGGAACTTTTGAATGAGAAAACATTTGAATTGACTGGCTTTCGTTTAGAGTGGACTTCCAAACCATACGAAGACACTTACGACTTGACCGAATGGATAGAAAAGGTCCAAGAAGACGAGAAACCGAACGAACATTTGGTTGCTGATATGGGCTTGATTATATCCGCCCTTGATAATGCAGATTGCGGTGTTATTGAAACCCTGATGTCCATCAAGAAAGACCACTATATATTTTCGGTTGATAAAACTGACGGCAGTAAGGGTGAATGGTATGGCTGGAATGATACTCGTTGGGAGAAAAGCGATGCTCCACTAAAGAAGGCGATAATGTATAATGTGCCTGAATATTGGAGGGGTGTAATGGAAAAGTGGGATAAAGAATATCAGAATAAAGTGTTTGAAGCAGGAGAACAGCCTGATGGTAATTATAAACTTTGGAAAGAAACAAAGGCTCGTATGGAAGCTCGTATATTCACTCTTAAAACATCAAGCGGAATGACTGCGTGTGTGTCTGTTGCGAAAACCCTAATGGCGAATTACACCTTGGAGTTTGATGCAAAGGAAGACCTATTTGGTTGCGAGAATGGTGTCCTGGATTTTGCAGAGGAATGTTTTCGCCCTTATCGCTTTGACGATTTCATCACCTATTCGTGTGGTTACGATTTTACACCTTCCCTAATTGGCTTCAAAGTAATTGACAAGGAAAACAACTGCCGTCAAGTGGTGGAAGCTGATTTAACAGCTGATTTCTCTGCCTCCTTTGAGCTGATAATGGACTGCTACGGCAAGATATTTCCTGACGAAGAACTTCGCAACTATTTCTTCAAGATTATTTCTACGGGTCTTTCAGGCAGAGCGATTGAAAAGTTCTTTGTGTTCAACGGTGCAGGACGAAACGGCAAAGGTCTAACAAACGAGTTCCTTGAAAAGGTATTTGGTAGTTATTTCGTGAGTGTATCTCCTACCATTTTCAGCGAAAATCAGAAGAACAAGTCGTCTGCCTCTGCAAATCCTGAAATCGCCAAGTTGGATAAGAAACGCTACATCGTCAGCAAAGAACCGCAGAAAGACGCGCCTTTACACAATTCAGTAGTAAAAGATGTTACTGGTGGTGGTAACACTTCTGCACGTATGCTTTATAGTTCCAAGACGCAAGTGAAGTTGTGTGGTACACACGTTATGGAAGCAAATGTAAAACCTAATTTTAGCGAAGCACCACAAGAAGCAGATGTAGAACGCATTAATGATATATTGTTTCAAAGTTTATTCACGGGCGAAGAAGACAGGTGGGACGTAACCACGGGTGAAACCAACCACATCTATCCTTTGGACGCTGGATTAAAGGAGACCTTGAAATCTTCTATTTCCATTAGAAACGCGATGTTGAATGTTTTGTTACACAATCTAATGATGGTAAAAGCACAGTCCTATAATGTGGATTTCTTCAAACCCGACAGCGTGAAACAGCGATCTCTTGCTTATTTACAAAATTCGTATGACTTGCACAACATATTCAAGTCGCTCTTTGAGAAGCGCCAAGAGGAGAATGCGGGTAGGTATGAGAACTGGAAGGGTGACTTAAAGGACGAAGATTGGACACTTCCAAAGGTCGTGGGTGTTATCCGTAAATCCTCCGATTTCTATGAACTACCAAAGCCCAAACAGAAGGAGTACAAGGCTGATGTAGTAGAAGAATTCTTCAAGAAAAACAGTTTTTACAAATCAAGTATATATATGGACACCGATAAACACGCGTTTAGAATGAAAAACTGGCGATTGAAACCAAGGGAAGAAGACATAGAGGAAGAGGAGTAGTTGGGGGAGGCGATTTATATTGTTTTTGTTATAAAGGGCTAGGGGTTGGCTACCCATACTTCACGAAATTTACGAAATCTAGAAAACCTTTTCAACAATTTTTCGCATAGGGACTTTTACCAACTACCATCGGTCGGTACTTGGCACTTGGCATTTTGGGGGGGGCAAATACTTTACAAAAATTCTTCGTAGATTTCGTAAATTTCGTGGATAAACATCGGGTTTTATAATACTTATATTATAAATCCCTTCTATAACCTTCTATGTTCTACTCTAGCCACTTTTATTTTCTCTATATATTCTATAAATGTCAGCCGAAGATTTAGGAGAATTAGAAGAAAAAACCGACACGGAAGAAATTTCTTTGCCCGATGCAATACAGAAGAGTAAGCCGAAGAAACCACGGACGCAGAAACAGATTGAGGCATTTGAGAGAGCCCGTAAAATTCGTGACGAGAAGAGAGCTGAACGAAAGGACGTGAAAGTGAAAGCCGAAACGGAATATAAAGAGCAGAAAGAGGCGAAGATCGTGAAGAAGGCTTTAAGTATTAAAAAGAAACAAATATTAGCAGATGCAGATTTAGACGCGGTGAGTGAGACAGATGATATTCCCATAGAAGTGGTCAAGAAAATAATGAAGAAGTTCCCCAAAAAATCAGCGCCACCCAAACAAGTGCAAGAAGCACAACCAGTTTATACGCCGACGTTGACATTTATTTAGCAGGGGATAAAAATCCCCCCGCACCCCCCTTTATTTAATATATGTTTTTGCTATACTTTTTTTAAAAGTATAATATATAAAATGGATATATTAAATTCAATCCCTGTTTTGAGCGAAGTTAACCCTGTCAAACCAGTATCATTAGAGGACATTCAAAAGATACACAGCAGTCTCACTCTTGAAAACCCTTTAACATTTATGATATTCCTTTCCAAAAGACCCGATTTAGGAGAAGCAGAGAAAGAAATTTATGTAAAAATAATAGAGCGCTTAAAGGCTAACGAGAAGTTCCGCTATGAGACTACTATAGCTCAAATGACAACTGCTCGCTTACCCGCAACCATACCGCAACCATCAACCGATGCATAAGGAACTACGTTCCCTATAACCCTCCTTATCAAGGGGAGCAAGAGGGGATTTCCCCTCTCTAATATAATCTCTGCTAATATTAATGAATAACAGCGATTACATACAAGAAGACATTAGAATAATTAATTTATATTCACAATCTGCAACAGCTTACCTGAACGGCACCCTGAAATCCAGCGTAAATTTTAATTTCAAGAACATATTACGAGACGAGCCTGATATTATTTATTCAACAATTGGTATTAGCACAGCCCAAATTCCAGTCAGTTATTACACCATCAACGAATACAATAATGTTTTAGTCACGAATTCAGGGGCTATTACCATCACAGCAGGAAACTATACCGCCTCAACCTTAAGAGCGGAGTTATACGCAAAATTAGTACCATTATCGGGCTTTACTCAAGATTTAGTAGTGTCAATTAATTCATCAACTGGTAAAATAAGATTTCAAGATACAGGTAGTCAATTTACTTTTTACAATCAAAATTTAGGCGTAACATCAACGGCTTTTGATATTTTAGGATTTGACCCAAATGTAGCCACTTATACTTCTTCTATTCCACTTGGTGGCTCACTTCAAACATTAACCGCACCCTATTTATTAAATCTTTTAGGCATTCAGCAACTCCGCATTAATAGTTCTGCTTTAGCCTGTTCAAACAGCAATTCAACACAGATGGGCGAAAGTAATCTGATCGGGGTCATACAATCAACTGCACCGCCCTTTGGTATGATACTTTATGCAAATCAAACGAGTTATTCAGTATTAAGAAATAAAAGCGTATCTCTTATTGACATTCAGATTTTAGACGAAGATGGTAACTTTGTAGATTTTAATAATGTAGATTGGACTTTGAGTTTACAACTAACCATCTTTAGAAAAATCCCTATCCCAACAAATTCAGCCGATTTTTTACGACCTATTTTAGCAACTTTGGGGGCAATCCAAGGAGATTTAGAAGGAGGAAATCAAGGAGGCGCTTCCGTTCCCGATGCACCTGGTCCAAGCGTAGCAGACGATTTAGTAACTCAAGAAAATGCCCAGCAACAAGATTTATTGAATAATGATGAGAATAGTTTAGACATAATGAGTTACAATAAACAACTTCCGTCTTAATTTTATTTTCTTTTGATAGATTATAATGTTGCCTCGTGAACTCCAATACGTGCCTACTCTTCCGTCTCTTGGCGAAAATGTGACAAACACGACCGTTGTCGTTGCCCCCTCTAACGGTGCAACCTTTGGTGAAAACGCAATTTTGCAATTTGACCTGCCCCAGCGTGGGTTTCTTGACCCCAACTCCCTTTATCTCCGCTACAGATTAACCTTGACGTCGGCGGCGAACGCTGAAATACGTGGTACCCCTTGCTACACCCCTTTTGTGAATTTACAGACCATCTTCGGCTCATCAATCGTAGAAAATATACAAAATTTTGGTCAAATTCAGAACGTCTTGGTCCAACTTACGCACAACGCCTCCCAGAAAGCGGGTCTTGCTTCTGCTTATGGTCTCTCTGATTTCACCGCCACAACTTTAGGTGCTAACATCAACGGTCGCACCTGTGCCCTTAACGAAGTCATTTCTATGGCTGCCCCCTTGAGATGTGTCTTGAGTGAAAGTGAGAAACTTGTGCCCTTGGCTATGATGTCAGGTGTCCGAATTCAGCTCACGACTGACAGCATAGCAAATATGTTTTCCGTAGTAATCCCCACAGCGATTTCTATTAGTTCTGTGGAACTCGTTTACGACCAAATTGATTTTGGTGCTGGTGTTGAGGCTATGGTTCGTTCTATGGGCGAGAAAATCTACGTCAAGAGTACCTCTTACAGTTGCTCCAACAACACACTTGCATCGGGTTCATCAGGAACTTTGGATTTACTATACAACACTCGGCTGTCTAGCATCAAATCTTTGTTCGCTAACTTCGGTGGAACGTCCGCTGCCTCTGTTAATAAAGTCTATGACAGTTATGACATTACGTCGGCGGCGGGAGGAGACTATTCCTTCAGCGTGGGTGGTCTTCAATACCCAGCTCGTCCTGTCTCAACTGTTACCAGCAAGGCAGGTGCTCTTATGGAGCTTAAACAGGCTATTGGTGGTATTCACTCCAGCGAAACCAACAACTTTTCCATTTCTCCCGCCGAGTTTGCTGTTGTTGGTAACGCCACCACGACCACCCGTATACCTGCTAAATTCTACTTTGGTGTTAACCTTGAGAAACTCTCTACCAACGGTGCTTTGCTTACTGGCTTATCGTCTGTTTCTGCACCTATTGGTCTCCGCATCAACACGTCAACTGCCCTTCCACAGGCGTATAACGTGGCTGTTATTGCTATGTATGATGCCCTTATTGAGGTTGATACTGTTTCCAAGAACGCGACAGTCAAGCAATAAACCCCTTATTATAAGGAAAGGAGTTGCTTAACGATAAATACGAAAAATAGAAAAACATTCTGACAAACTTTCGCATAGGAGCTTTTACCATCTACCATCGGTCGGCACCTGGCACTTGGCACTTTGGGGTTGCAAAATAGTTTCAAGAAATTGTTCGTATTTTTCGTATTTTTATTTAAGCAACTCCGTCCCTTATTAAAGTTATAATATATCATTAATATATTATGACCTACGAGATAACAGATTATTCATTTAAACAGGCGAGTAAGTTGGGAGTTGAAATAAAGCCATCAAAGAACAAGAATAAAAAAATAGATGTATTTAGGGGAGGAGAAAAGATAACGTCAATTGGTGCATCGGGTTACAGCGATTATCCAACTTATCTGAAAACAAAAGGTAAAACATACGCTGAAGAGAGAAGGAAATTATATAAATTAAGACACGCAAAAGACTTGGCTGTAAAAGGGAGTAACGGCTGGTTTAGTAATAAAATATTATGGTAGTATATATATGAGCCACATCACCATCAAACTTAATGAGAAACCATTTTTACCCAAGTGTGAGTTTTTGTGTGACGTACCTTTAGCAGAGAAATTAAATGAATATGAGCTCACCCGCTTTATGAACAGCCACTCTACAAATTTATTTATAGGGAAGCCCAAGTCGGGGAAGACTTCTCTCTTGTACTCTTTTTTCAAGTCCAAGAAATTATTTAAAAAGGTGTTTCACAATATCTACGTTTTCCAGCCAAGCCGATCGCGCCAATCTATGAGCGACAAACTCTTTGACACATTACCAGCTGACCAACTCTATGAAGAACTGGATTACGAAAATCTGAACGAAGTTATAATGAAATGCAAAGAGAGCGACCCGAAAGAAAACAACGCCATACTGTTTGACGATATGTCAGCGTACCTTAAGGACAACGAGATTTTGAAACTATTAAAGGAACTGATAATGAACCGCAGACATTTACACGTGAGTTGTTTCTTTCTCTCTCAAACATATAAATCAGTTCCAAAAGAGATAAGAAAGTTGTTCTCTAATATCTTCCTGTTTAGAGTATCCAAGCACGAACTAGAAGATGTGTTTTCAGAGTTAATAGAACAAAGGAAAGACGATGTTTTAGCAATAAGCAAATTAGTATTTGACAAGCCCTTTCAATATTTGTTTATAAACACAGACACGCAACGGCTTTTTAAGGGCTTTGATGAAATCATTATAGAGTAGCCAAAATTATTTTCCCTGTCTACTGTATAATGGGACTTTCTAAAATTGCGCGAAGAGCCGATAGCAAAATCGCCCGAGGTGTAAATGTTGCAAACAAGGTTGTGTCAAAGAGTGGTCAAGTTTTGGACAAGACCAGTAATATTTTAGCCAAAGCGAGTAACATTAGCGGTAAGATATTAAGCAACCCAATTGTGGAGGGTATAGTGGCGGCGAACCCAGAACTCGCCCCTATTTACGGTGGTGCTGTGACTGCCTCCAAATTAGCTGGAAAAGGAGCGCAGTTAGCATCAAAGGGTGCAGATGTAGCAGGTAAGACGTCAAATGTTTTGGAAAAGGTAAGTAATGCGCAATCTAAATCTGCTATGATGTTTGCTTAAATCCACCTTTGGGAAAGGTGAAACCAAAACAATAGCAGGGGTTCGGGGAAATTATTTTCCCTGATTAATGTATAATGTCTTTTTCAGTATACCTTAATTCAGTAAACGGGACACAAGTCGTCGCAGGACAAAACAACCAAATCACGTATAACTTTGATTTTCGCAACACGCCAAAGCACGAGGGAGCATACAGAGTTAGAATGAGTTTTGCGAGTGAACAGCAAACTTATAGTTCAGGTAATGTTAATTTTGGGGTTGTTCGTATTCTTGATTTAGGAGGAGTTCTTGATAGTTATTCGCCTCAAACGTCGGCTACAACCACGAGACAGAACGCCATTATGGGGATTATTAGAGGCTCTGCTCCGTCTTTCGCCGCCGTCCAAACAGTTCCAACTTACACGATGACGGGAACGGCAAACATACCCGCTAATAGTGGAACGAACGCATATACTCTTACGACATCAACCGTTATTCCTACTTACAGTATTCTATTACCAGCAGTCCAAACAATAGATGCGAAATTTCAGGACAACCCGCCAGTATATTTGCAGACAAAGCCGACTAACAACCAGTTCACAGTAAGAATTACTTTACACGATGGCGTGCTTTATCCCTCTATAGGCGCAACGCATTACGGTATGATATTAACTTTTGAAGCCGTATAAAATAATCTCCTTCTATTGTATATGTCATTTTCAGTTTATCTTAATAGTGCATCAGGAACAAGAGTAGCAGGATCACTTAACCAAATAACATATGATTTCGCATTTGATAAAACGCCCGAACATAAAGGCGGGTATAAGGTCTCTATGGTCTTTGCTACTAATATATGGAATGTTGCTAACTTTAATTGGTCTTTTAAAACTATGTATGTGAATGCTGATTTAGGAACTTGTGATAGTTACACTCCTGTTGGTCTTTACACGGGAACTAAAAATAATCAGGTTTTAGGAACTGTTGGGCTTGATGACCCTCAACCATTTGTTATACAAACTAATCCTACCCCTAATCCCGACCCTCCCGCTCCTCCTACGCAGTTCGTAATAGGCACAGCATCTATACCAGCAAACTCCGCAACAGACGCCTACACAGAAACCGAAAGCATAGTATCAAATGCAACTTCTTATAACTTTACCCCGTTTAATAGGGCAAATAGTGCTTATTATGAGGACAACCTCCCTATTTATCTTCAAACAAAGCCTACGAAGAACCAGTTTAACGTGACCCTTACTAACGCAAATGGAACATTACACACAGACTTTGCGAACGCTCCAAATGCTCTTTATTACTCTATGATATTAACCTTTGAAGCGGTTTAGAAAGAATTAATTTCTTCCATTATTATAATAATATGAGTTATACTAATGGAGGGCAGACGATAGACAAATCTATGAATGGTATCATAACATTTGATACGGGCGACGGAGTAGTAATAGAGGGTGGGACTATTACTGCAACAGATGTAATAACAGATAATATTACGTGTGAGACGATTGAAGTGAACTCATCGGCTACATTTAATGGAACAGCGTCGTTCAACACAGCGTTACCAACAAGCGTGATAACAAGCACGACAAGTGACGACGAGTTTATTACCAAAGCGATCGGAGACACATTATATGCAGGTGGTGGTATATTATCAAGTAACAACACGTGGACGGGGCAGAATTATTACAACACGATATTGCCGACAAGTACCTTAACAGGGACACCAACTGCCACGCAGATCGCACCCGTCGCTATGTTGAATAATCTGTACGGTAGATTAGCAAGTTTGAATACGTGGACAGCGAATAATATATTTGGCGGGGTTACATCAGTAGTCAACCTAAAAACGCTTTTTATATCGTGGGCGGGAACGACGGGTGACTTAATAGAGCAAACTTTTAACACAGTAACAGGGGTTATGATGTTCTTATCTTATTTACAGGGAACAACCCCGCAGTTTGACTTTGCGTTTATACCCGCATCAGTTGCGGTTGTTGCTTTTAGAATACAACAAACGGTAAGCACGTTTTTCACAAGAGTGATTATTGACACACCCGCTACAACATCATCAGGGACACCCGCTTTGGAATTGACGAATTCTGCAACTACACCCTCAACGATTGATATGTATGTATCGGCAACAGCCTCAACGGGCAACCCTTTGGTCACCGCAGGAGATAATGCTATCATAGGATCAGCAGGGGCATTAACCATAGCAATAGAAAGTGCTACAACGTGTGGTTTCCGTATATTCTCATCAGATATAACGGTAAGAGGAACACTTAACATAAGAGAGGGTTGTGCTTTCACAACCGCATTACCGACAACATCAGTAACAACTACGACAGCAACAAACCAAATAGCGCCGATAATAGTTTTAGATACACTATACGGGAGATTAGCAACTGGGGTTACAAATGCGTGGGCGTCAACGAATACGTTTGTCCTCTTACCATCAACCACAACTACATTTACAACGGCAACAGCGAACCAGTTTATTACAAGAAGTATCGGGGACGCTTTATATCCAGCAATTCCAACAGGCGGTTATGCCCGTCTTACGACAGTAAATAATACGTTTACGAATAATAATACGTTTTTAGCGAGCGGAGGAACTGGAAACACTATTATGTATGGGGCTGGGGTTTATTTAAGCGCAGGTGATAATGTAGCAGAAAGCACTAATAATGTAGCAAATGCGACCCCAGCATTTAAAATTCGTGGTAGGTCAGCGGACACAAAAACAATCAAGTTCATACCAAACGCAACAGCAAGTGCATTAAATCCAGCAGTCTTGGTGAATGATGGTGTGATTTCGGCAGACAGCGTTTTAACTCTAACAGCAGACGGGGCAACAGCATCAGGTATACGAATATTAGATACTGGTGTTGTGAATGTTGTAGGAACAACTACAAATCTAAATGCGACAAATACTATTATGGCTGGAACGGGGGCTTTTTTACAAGCAACAAATAATGTAGCAGAGAGCACGTCAAATGTAGCACTTGCGACACCAGCATTTAGAATTCGTGGTAGGTCAAGCGACACAAAAACAATCAAGTTCATACCACAAGCAACAGTAGGAGCATTAAATCCATTAGTCTTGGTGAATGATGGTGTGATCTCTGCAGATACGAATTTAACTCTAACAGCAGACAGCACAATACTCACAGGTATTAGAATAACAGATGTTGGTGGTGTTTATATTGATGGAGTAACTACATTTCTTGATGCTACCAATTTGTTTGTTGATAGTGCTTCTACGTTTAATCAGCCTATTAAGTTTGGTTATGTGACTTTGCCCCCATTTGTAGATTTTCAAATTGGTTACAATATAGAGCCTATTTCCAACACTATTACTGCTCCTAATGCAAATACCATTTATCAGGGTAACTCATTCACATTAACAAGAGGTGTGTGGATAGTAAAAGCATTTTGTGGTATTTATGCCACGATTAACCAAGCAAGGGTTTATATGTCAATAAACACAAACAACACAGCGCACGATGTAGGTAATAGAACATTTGTTTTTTGTAACGCAGGGGGATTAGGGGACATCAGTTTTGAGGTAAATAAAGTCTTTGTAGTTCCAACAGCGGGACAGACTTATTATGTTTTAGTCAGTTCCAACTTGGCTAATCCAAACAGCCCTACTTACTTTGTGAGTTATCAGGCAACCCGCATAGCGTAAGTTTAAAATATCTACTTATGGTAATGGGGCTAACAGAAGGGTTTCTAATATTTTTAGTAACGAGTATTATAACGTGTTCTTTAGCCGTAACCCGAATGGTTTACAGAAGCAAGTGTCGGTCTATAGAATGTTGCGGGGTTAAGATAATAAGAGACGTGAGAGCAGAAGAGCATCTAGACCAGCAAGTACCGAGAACTCAAAGTATGGCGACTATGCAACCAAACCAGGATTTCGTTTAGCAAAGGGGGGCGGGTTAAACATAAGTATTCCACAAAAGAAATTAATTAGAATAGTTAGTTAATATATACGTAAAGTTGCTGTTTAATTGCTGTTTAATGTGTCCTACGGCTATTAAAAATTTTTAATGTTTCTTTAAGCAATTAATTTAATTAATTAATCGCATTTATGGCATAGTTCCAGTTAAATTATACATAACTTTTATGTATAATTTATTTTTTTGAATACTTGTGGTTAAACACATTCTTTTTCTGCTATTCTTTTTTCTCTTTGTTTCTTGTTTCTTTCATCTTTATGTAATTCATAATATTTTTTTGCTCTCTTGCTATATTCTTCTCGGTGTGCTTGATAATAGTCTCTCATTTGTTTGTTATGTTCTTCTTTGTGTAATTCGTAATATTGTTTGTAATATTGTGGGTCAGCAACAGCATTAACCGAATTCAATACTGCTTTATAGTGATCTATCCAATATTGCTCCCTTATCTCCGCTTGGCGTTTGGTGGCTTTCAACTCTTCAACTGGTTTCATTTCCCAGTTTTCCCAGCCTCCATTTGCTCTTATGGTTTGATATACTTTATGGTTATGCTTTGGATTGGTGTCGGTACAACAACTGCTTTTATGATTATACTTTCTCGTTGCTAAATTGCAGGTGCTACCCACATACACATAGCCATCTTCTAATGCTGTCTTGCATTCAATCTTATAGATTATATAATCTCTTTCCATCGTTTTCTATCGTTTATTATCGTTTTCTCTTTAAGCATTATTCTTTATATAAAAATTCTGTTGCGATTGTATGGAATTCCCCATTTGCTCTGCAGTCTCCTCCATTTTTTTGTAAAGCCCATCTTCGTATAAAACGTGATTGATGTATGAACTACGAATGAGGTCAATCCCTAGACCGAACAAGCTTGTTAATTTCTTTGACAACGAGCTGGAAGAATATGGTTTGCCACCTTTCGCTTCCAATAAGTAGCCTGACTGATTTTCCTTTACCGCTTTGGTTATGTACGGCATAATTTCTTTCGGCACTATCACACTCTGCATACCATACTTGGCACTCGTCTTGTATTGGTTCAAATAAATTTTGTTCTTCACAATATAGTTGTCCGTCTCTTTATTATAGTCACGCGTCTTCACCAGAGCATATTCCAGTCTACGTGGTGGAAAATAAACGCCACTCATCAACACACTTATGACCACATCATTCAGGTTATCTTTGGTCTTTTCCTTTTTATACTTTGCAATAATAGCATCGTTCTTCTCTTTAAGTTGTTCTGG